GGCCCCCGGCTTATAGCCAACTTCCTGGGCCACCTTCTGCCCCTCCTCGCTTTGCGCCATCATATCCGCAAATGCCTGTAATTCTTCAGGGGTTATTTTCCCGCTTTTTAACGCATTGTCGATATACATGGATGCGGCCAACGAAAACGCCTGGTATTTCTGCTCGTCGTTGAATGGTTCCCCGCCGCTTTGCTCATAGAGGGCGATTATGTCCCCCATGATGTACGCCCCCGCCGATATCACGACATCGGGGGATAACTGTGCGCCCGACTCAAGGGCCGCTTCCTGGAGACGTTCAAGCACCATGACTGTAGCCGTCGCGACACCATCAACGGGGTCCTGGGCCTGTATCTGCCCTAGAATTTGCTCCCCCGCCTCGTTGATGATTTTCCGCCCGTTTGCGATAAAAAGTTCCAGTTGCTGCCGCTCTTGTTCTGACGCTTGGACCGTTTTCCCCTGTGCGCCCGGCCTTTGTGCCCCGGCCTGTGCCTTGTCCATCATCCCCGAACCCGGCTGTGCCGCATCCGGTTTATTATCCTTGCGCTGTTGCTTCGGCATTTGAGCCTCCTAACAGGTATTTGTTCGCCTTGGTCGGGTCAAGATGTGTCGTCCACCAATCGGGGTTCGTGGCCTTCGCCACCCGCGCCTGAAATTGGCCGGGAACGTTGAGCTTCCTATCTTCAAGCTCCCATTCGCGCTGCTGGTTCTCAAGGGCCAGGTCTGATTTACTTTTTTCCTTCGCACTCAAGAAGTCTCCCGCACCCTCCGCCATTCCCTTCCCGACACCGGCTATGATGTCCTTCGTTCCATCGCTCATCCCTTCGAGAAGCCCGGACCCTGCCTCTGTCGCTCCGGCCCCGGATGCGCCCCCTTCAGCAAGAAGCCCGACATTCGTCGCGGTTTCGGTCCCTCCCGCTGCTGTAGCCAACGAAGGGTCCCCGCCGAGAGAACTCATCCCGGCGCCAAGCCCTGTCGTGCTTGCGGCCCCCTGTGCGATTTCGGCGCCAGGAAGGGTAACTCCGATACTCCCGAGTTGAGATGCCGCCGTACTCATGCCGGTAGCGATTGAAAGACCACTTACCAACCCCGCGCCTATCCCGCTGATTGCGGCACCCTTGAGCGCTCCCTTGAGGACGTCCCCGCCCGTTACGAGGGATGTGGCCGCCCCGATAACCGAACCGATGATAACGCCCTTCACGACCGCAGCACCAATAGCCGCTGCTGTTGTCGCGGCAGCGCTGGTGCCCGCTATCGCTAATATGCCTCCCGCTGCTGCTGCTGGCATAGTGCTTCTCCTTTTGTAATCCCGTAAATATATTGGTTATATAGGTTGTAACCTTTGGAAAAAGACTTCGTTAAAATACCCTCTTGAACCATCCCGCAGGCTTCAACGACGCGCTTCGCCCCTTTGTTAAATTCAGGGAATATGGCGACAAGTTTCTGGCATGGGCTGTTGTGGAACAGCCACCAGCCGGCCTCGTAACCCGATGCCGCGCCCTTCCCCGCCATGGATGGAAGCATGGCGATATGGAGTTGATAGCAAATGTAATTGAGCGGTTGGACAGCGATAAACCCTTCTTCCCCAAACAGCAGGTATTCCCATTCAGGGTTGACCTTGAACCCGGTCGAGAAATCATCGGATATCGCCTTTTTGACACTCGGGTGCGTCGCAATCGCTTCTAATACCCCGACATCATCGTTTTTATCGGCAAGTCGCATTTACGATCCCTGGGTTCTACCAGTTTGTTGAAGGAGCCTTTTAAGGGTTTCTGCCCCTATCTGGACGCTCCCCCCTCCGGACGACCCACCGCTTGAACCCCCGTCTGTACCGCCTGAACTGTATCCCCCTGATGCAACGACCGGGGAAGAGAAATCAATTTTTACCCCGTAAATCCCGGCCATGGATTTAAGGTTCCCCTCATAAGCAGATTGAAGGCTCCTTATCGCTGCGGTTTTATTTTTAGGTGTAACGTTCGGATCACGCTGGATATTCGCCACCTGGTCCGCAAATATTTTCCCCATTTCGGTCGTGGCGTTGGCGACAGACTCTTTTTCCCGCATGGAGATTTCCATCTCCGCAAGCTGCGCCTTCATTTCATTTTCGCTGGCTAACCTCTGGTTCAGGGCTTGCTGGACGTATCGCTCTTGCTGCATGGTTTGGGTTGCCTCCTGAGCAGACAGCTTCGAACTCAATTGGGATTGAGCCCGTAGTTTCTGCAAGGCTTGCTGTGCTTCCTGGGCAGATAATTCCGAGCTATATCCTGCCTGTTTTTGTAATTGTTGCATTTCATAAGCTGCTTGTTCCTTGGCAAGTTTGGAGCTATATCCCGCTTGCTTGTATAATTTTTCCAACTCCTGCTGTGCTTCCTGAGCAGATAGCTGAGAGCTATATCCTGCCTGTAACCCTAGTCTTTGATTTTGAGCTTGTTGGAGATATCTTTCTTTCTCCATAATCTGTGCTGCTTCCTGAGCAGATAGATCAGAACTATATCCTGCCTGTAATCCCAAGTGTTGGGATTGGATATACCCGGCCTGCCCCTGCATCATCTGCTGTTGCTTATATTGGGCATCCTGTTGCGCGATGGGGAGAGCGGCCTTCACCCGGGCCTGTTCCGCCGCTTCAGCGCCGAGAGAAGAATTTAATAGCCCACGGCTCGCCGCATACTGTTTGCCTTCCGTCCGCGCTGATTCCAGGTACTGCCCCCCCTTATCGAGAAGGCCGGTTATCTCAGAACCCACGGAGTATTCTTTGTTCACCTCCGGGGCCTTATATTCCGGGATGTCCATTGTCTGTATCTGTGCCATGGCTTACCTCTGCAATCCCCTTAAATCGTAATGGATCAATACTCCCTGCAAAATATGGGAGGGACCGCCAGTTGAACTTAAAAAAAGCGCGATGTTCCGGCCGACCCCATCTATATGAGCATGCCCCTCGCCAACAATCTGCTCGCTCCAGTAAAACTCGTTCCAGTTCTCGGCGTTCCACAGCGCCCCTTGGCCTGCCGACACGTCGAGGTCCCATCCAAGGGAACTCGGAACACTTGAATCGCCATAGGAAAACTCAGGGGCGACATACATTTCCGTCACAAGGTCGCACTCGATTATGACCCGCCTGAACCGTTTTTTATGGGATGGAGAGCCGAAGTGATTGAATGGGAGCAACAGCACGGCCTCTACATCTGTCCCGTCAAAGGTGTCGCCCTTCTCCATCTGGTAGACGAAGCCGTCACCGTCCCCGAAAAGAAGAACCTCCTCGTCGCTGTCCTGCACCGAGCAAGCGCACGTCATGGTTACACCGTAGCCAAGGCGCGTGAAGCCACCCCCAATGGTCAGATTAATCCCGGTGCCATCTGAAAAAAACACCCGGTATTGGTCTTTGGCCCGTACCCGGACGCTCGCGATAGCGGCTCCCTTCTTGGAATCAATCAAGGGCTGGACGTCTCTCGATATGGTATTCGCGCGGAAATCTCCGTACTCCCGGACCGTCGAAAGATCCAGTATCCCCCGCAGGGATAGAAAAACCGCCCTGCCGCCTATCTCCTGGATGGTGTAGGCGATAGCTCCCGATGACGTCGAATGTTCTTTTAGCTCCCAGTCGGTAGTGCTGCTGCCGTAAAGGATAAGGATCTGATCTGCTGTCAATATAGCCAAGATACCTATCATCGAAAGGATGCCCCGAATCTCGCTACCGACCCCGATTTCGCTCGCCCCGGCTCCCGCGGACCATGAAAGCGGTTCCCCGATCCCTGAATGTTGCATGGAGCCGCCGGGGTATGACAAAAAAAGGTGCTGCCGATGTGCGGTGATATGCTCCGGATATCCTGTTGACCCTGTAAAAATGGGAACGAATGTCGAGCCATCCCATTGAAACGGAAGGCTTTTACCGTCACAACCAAACATCCTCTTGCCGCTTGATGTACCCGTAAAATTGTGGTTGACAAATTCGAAGCGGCCCCCTGCAGTAAAAGCGTTGGCGACCTGCGCCCCGCTTGCGGTCGCTGCTCCTGAAACACTCCCCGTTATGGCTCCTGCCGAGAAATCCCCGCCCGTCCGATCGTAAATGACAAGGTAGCCTTCCGCATCGCCACCAGTCCATGTCCCGTCTGTAACGACAACGGCTTTAACCGTGGCCGACACTCCGCCCTCGCTCACCGTCTCTTCTTCCGCAAATGCCGCCGTACCTGTCGTAAATTCGAGGTATTCTCCCAGGTCGCAAGCGGTCCACCCGGAAGTTGAACTTTTGTACATAACCGCAGCGGTCGCGCCGGCGTTATTCCTGATCGCGTACCGGGTATTGTTAAACGACCAGACCCCGAGGATATCCCCACTTCCAGGGACCGCCTCTATTTTATCCCTGGCCGCTTCCTGTGCCGCGGAGAGATATGTATCATCAAGGTCCGCATCGGCTATGCTGGTCGATGTGCTTGTGAGAGTTGCGACCGAAACCGCTGAAATCTCCAACGTTTCCGCCGCCTCAAATGTCCCCGTGACCTGCGTCACCACAACATAGCCCGCCGCGTCACTCCCGGTGAATGAGCCGGAGGACAGGACCACGCTCAAAACTTCGGCTGTTGCCGATGAGGTCGCCCCCTCTATCGTTTCGCCTTCTTGCGGTTCCTGGCTTCCATCTGAGAAATAGAGAAGGTTATACGTCGCGTCGGAAGGGGCGGGTTGCCCGTCTATCCGTTCAAAGCCCTCGACCCGTTTATACCTGTTCGCGATATCGCATTCGTAATTAAGCGAGTACCGGGCGCGCCCGGGCTTCACGGTCAACGGTGGGGATACAAGGTCCTCCCCGCCCTGCAATGGAAAATAGGCCACCTTGGAGTTCATTCGACCTCCACGACAAAATTTTCAGGCGCACTCGCCAGTTTATTTTCTTCGTAGCCCGGGAGTTCGGCCCCCTTGAGAGAGTTAATCAAAACCTGGAATTCCTGCATCGCTCCGGACATTACTTCAGGGGCGTTATCATGCTCGGCGTAATAAATCTTGGCCCGCACGACGATAATCCTTTGAAAATTCGTTGGGATAAGGGGTTCATCCGTGTTGGCTGAAAGGCGTGTCGCGGTCTTGTAGTAATCAGCGGTGAGGGTGTAAACAGCATCCGGTATCGGTTCAAGCACGATATTTTTATCCGGCCTGACAGCGAAATGGGTTGGTTTATTCGATGTTCTCACGCCGTTCCGGAATGATGTGCGCCAGCGCTTATATGGCATCTCGGTCAATTTCTGGTAATCGTCCGTGGTGTAGTCGAGATAAAAACTGTCCTTGTCCCAATACCCTATGTCACTCGGCTTGGTGATAGTGACCGTATCCGCGATGGTGGATTTTTCAAACTCATCCCACAGAAAATTCCAATCGTGATGTGATGCGCAGATTTCGTCGTAAGCGTCCGCTATCCACCCCACAAGTTTTTGCAGCAATCCTGTCTGCCCCGTAACGCTCGTAGGGCCTGAGCCCTGTATCCCGCATTCCCGGCGGAGGCTTTGACAAAGTTCAATGTAGGTACTCATATAGCGCTCCTTATCGCGTCATACACCCTGGAAGGGGCGATTCTCGCTGCACACATGGCCGCCCCGGTCTCAGGGTCACGGTTGCAGGTTGACCAACCGTAATGCAATTTGTGGCAAGGGTAGCAATCGCAGCCCTCCGGCGCCAGATACGTAGTATTCGGCCAAACAAGGTTTTTACGGCTCGCATGCGACAGCATTAAAATCTTAGGCATATCCTCAAACGCCGCTGCTTGCATTACTCCGGTCTCAGGGCCGACAACCGCATCGCATTGCGGGACAAAAGCCAACGTCTGCCGAATCGTCCACCTGCCGCTTTTACAGCTTACACGCGGTTCGTTCCTCCAGGCATCATCAAGGATCTGGCATAATTGATCCCCGACGAAAATTACCCTGACATCCGGCATCTCGAGCATCAATCGGGCAACCACGTTATCTGTAAACGGGTAGGATTTATGCACCGACGAACCCGAAAGCACCCACATAACAACTTTGTTTCTCATCCCGAGTTTATGCCGAGATGATATGGCTTTACGGATTTCGTTTTTCGTTGGGTAAAACTTTGTCCACCTCGGCTCATCCATCACGTTTGCTATCGCATGTACTGCATCGAGGTAATCGACCGAAAACATCAGGTCTCGGAACTCCTTATTCCACCGCCAGGCCTTATCCCCCTGAACAGCCAGCAAGGTCCGCTCGGCTGATTCCGAAAGGTTGATTACCCTGTTGAAGCCGCGCCCTAAATGAATCCAGTACTCGTGCAACTCCTTTTGTGATATCTGGCCCGTCCGCTGGATAATCGCCCCGGAGATATGCGGGTCCATCTTGACGATATCCCACCCCTTCGGCGTTGTATTCAGAACAACAGTATACCCTTTATCGTGAAGGGCACGAATGGGAGAAGAAGCCTGGATCATGTCCCCAATCGCGCCATACCTGATCAACAGGCAATCCCCTTCGGGTTGGAATTCCCGCCAGTTTTCAGGCACGGTCTCTATCGTCATTTCAAAAGCGCCCGGACTTTCATGTGATGCACCCCGAGGAGCTTCGCGATCTCCATGACTTCTTTCCCCTCCTCGGCAAGGCTTTTCGCCATGACGCGCATTTCATCGTCTTTACCTGCAGTCGGTTTTGGCTGCGGCTTTTTCGGCGCATCCGGGGTCGGCTCGCTCTTCGGCGCCGGGGCCGCATTGCCGCAGGGGTCCCCGTTCGCTTTAAACCGTACCCCGTTCTGGACATAGCGCGCACCGTCCGGGACCGCACCGCAAATCGTGGCAAACGGTTTTGTTTTGTCGAATTTACCAGTCATAAAATCCAAGCTCATTTGCTTCTTTCCTGCTCAACCGGCGCTCATGGGCCGTTGACAGGAACGGTTGTTCGCCGTCCATCGGGCAGTTGTTATACCCACGGGCGACATCCTCTTTAGAAAAATCCTCTTTCGGTTTCGGGGGTTCCCAACCCCACGCGCTTATTGTGCCGTCGTTTTTCAACGCAGTTCCTTTCTGTTGTAACGGCGGGGGCGCAAGGCCCCCTGGCCGTTATTTGATAGTGAATTTCTTACCGTCCCGGTTAACCGTTTCCTTGCTCGGAGAAGGCGGAACGAAATTCGGCTCTTCCCTTTTGTGGGCAGCGTTATTGTCCTTCGCGCTGCTTTTTTCAGACAGTCCGTCCTTGATCGCTTCCATTTTTTAACCCCTTTCGTTTACCTACAATGGTGATAATGTTGCGCTCCCCGTCTATGCGGAGCTTGGATTCCTCAAATGTTACTGCCAACGTCCTATATCCTGCCGCATCAAGGAGTGCCCGGAGGCTTGACTCCTTGAAATAGTGAATATGCTCACGGGGCCGGTAATGCTTCCATGCAAGCACCTCTTCACAATTATCCAGATTAGGCGTACACAAAAAAACATACTCGGCCTTAATCCCCTTAAGAAGCTCAAGAGGGTTGTTAAGATGTTCGATTGAATCCCAGGCGGTCAAAGCGTCATACTCTTTGAAAACGCGCTCCACCTCGCAGAACCCGGAGGCCTGGTTGATATCAAACCCGGTCGCCTCGTAACCCCGGGCTACCATCTCGTGAAAAAAATTGCCTGCTCCGCATCCGAAATCGAAAACCTTGCCTTTACTCAGATAAGACTGCACAAGGTCTGCCCTTTGAGAGACTATATCCCGCCCAAGATTCGTTCCCGCATATCGCTGATATTTTTGGTAATAATCCTGATCGTAAATCGAGGGGTCCGCACGAAGTGAGGACGATACCAACCCGCAGTTACAGCAAACGTACAAATCCTTAACCATGTGTACCTGTTCCACTCCACAATTAATGCAGCGCATATTCTTCGATCGCCCCCCTTATTGTGTCATAGTCAAAGGCTGAGGTGCAGGCCGGGTAACAATCCTCCCCCTCGCAGTCCAACGACTCGCAATCGGCCTGCGTGTAAATTGCCCGGTGGCAGGGAGAGCACGGGATATCGGCTTGCAACGAGTAATCGTTTTCGTGGTACTTACAGGCCTGGTAGACGCTCGCGCTCGTGCAAAGCATTGTTTTGGGGGTGCCCCACATGCCGGCCGCCACCAATAACCCTGTCTCCCCGCCGAAAACGAAATCGGCGTATTTGGTCATCAGGATGGCCTGCTTGATCGGGATTACCCCGGAAAGGTTCTTGATATTCGGATGCTCAAATTCCAGCCCTGCGGTCGAATCATCCCCGAGGATGTAGACCTTCGCCTTTTGAGCGAGTTCCATCATCAATTCCGGCGAACGCGGGTACACCTTCTGCGCACAACTCCCGGCCAACACAACCAGAACGACAGGCATGGAGATTGACGCCCTCCATTTTTTCGCCCAAGTTATCTGCCGTTCGGTGAAATAAAGACCTGTGAGATCGTCCGGGACATCCATCCCGCAACGTTCCCCCACCGCCTCATAGAAATTTTTGTTTCCAAAGATTTCCCTGCGTTCGGTGACAGGCAGAAAGAATGCGTCCTGGTGCCGTTCCGCGATGCACTCGGTCTCCAGGGTTTGCCACAGGTTGATAACCCGGTCAGGCTCAAGCTCCTCTTCGAGCTTCGCCCACCGCTCCTGCGCTATGGGCAGTTGCTGTTCGACAGGGACCGCATTGATGTCATAATGCGTGAGGGAAACCCGGGGATCGTCGTGGAATAGTTGATACCCCTTGTTGTTCGTTTCCAGAAACACGTCATAATCCCTGCAGAGGGCAGGCAAAAAAGGGACTGAATACAACCAGTCCCCGTATGCCCTGTAGCCTATAAGCAGCAGCCGCCCTTTACCTCTCATTCAAAATCCTCGATCCACTCAACGGCGAGGTCCACGCGAGCACCATTAGCCGAAGTACCAGCCGCCACCTGAACCACAAGATGGTCATCTGCGGCAAAGTCGGTTTCAGTAACGGTTATGGCTCCGGAGGCGTTGTTCGCCGCCGTGCCGATGATCGCGGTCCCCAACCCGGCAACTGCGCCGGTTCCCGCAAGCGATTTCCCGATGACGATGGACCTTGCATCAGCAGTACCCCCCCCCACGGGGAGGCAATATGTCGCGCCGGTAATGGTGATCGCCTTCGGGCACCTGACCCGGAATTTCGCAACCGCTGCCGCGTCGGTCCCGGCAATGGTAATCCCGGTAAACGGCATGGTGCGTTTGGCTTGAAATCTGCTATCGGAATAGCCCATGATTTTGCTCCTTTAAAAAGCAACGCCCCGGGCAGATGTGTCCTGCCGGGGCGTTGCTCGGTTGTTATCGGTTTTTACGCTGCGCTATCCCACATGACGATACGCGCCTGCGAAGCGACGGTATGCACCAGTCCTGCTCCGCCTAGGTAATACCACGCTATGCCCTTGTCTCGCCCATAGTCACCGGGCAGCTTACCGCGAATTTCCTCGGGAACCGCAATAGCCTCCCCCACGGTATCCTCACCGCAGAAAAACGCCCAATCGCTCTTCCCGTTGTCCCATTCCCCGGTTCCCGCGGTGCTGCCTTCACCAGCCAGGATATTGGTTTGCTCAATAAAGCGGCATCCCTCATACCTGCCGATTTCGCCCCGCTGGATATGGCCGAACCCGGTTTCTATGTACTGCTTGATGGATTCCAGGTCGTTCTTGAAAGCCCTGAACGTCGAGGGCCGGGCAATACAGTAATAATCATCATGGTCATAGGCCGGGATGTCGCGTTCCTTCATCTCGTCGATGATGGTCTTGACGTGCTCTTTCCCGAGCGCAATGCCGTTGGTTTGGGTGCAAGTTCCATCGGTCGTGAATTCGATCGCCGCCGTCGCAGTCCCGCTATCCGGGACAGCGCGGAGAGGCGTAAGGGCAAACTGCGCGTGAACCATTCGGTCCAAAACCTTTTTGCAATCGTTTTTAAGGACCTTATGGATGATTTCCTTCACGGGCTGGAAACTCAGGTCGTCGAGTTTCCCCGTGTAGGGAACGGCGAGACCATATTCGTCGATGGTCAGGGTGCCCTGGGTTTTGGTGTATTTGGTTTCGGGGATCGTCTCGGTCTCGGTCAGGACACCGCCTGCGTCGTCCGTGTCGAGATAGATATCCCAATGGAAAATTGCGCCTTTGTGACGGCCCTGGTGCGCAGGGTCCTTAACATCCGCGAAATTGCGGAATCTAAGGCCCGGCTGCACCGCCATCCGGAGTTCCCGAGAGAGAACATCCGAATGAACGTAGCCGTCCGAATACATAGTGGACCATACTTGTCCGGCCATGGTTTTATCTCCTTTTTACCTATGTAGCGGTCCGGGCCATGGAACTCATTGACCCGACGCGCTTTTCTCGCATCTCTGCCAAGGCCTCTTCCCGTGTCTGTGGCTTCGGCGCGGTATCAACCGACGCCCGGGCAGAAGCCGTGCGCGGAGTAGGTTTCGGCTTGGGCCCAGTCCGTTTTGAACCGGACTGGCCCTCAAGCCCTGTTTCGACATACTCCGCAGCCTCTTTGATTATTTCCCAGGGGTCCGCATCAGGCTTTTCCCGCACAAGGATTTTCGTCTGCTCGTTCACCAGCCCCCGCAACAGGGGGTTCTTGTCTAAATGACTGTAGTCTTTGGCGAATCTAGACTGCGCCTTGATAATCGCATTCCTGCGGGCCTCTGCCCTCCTGCGCTCTTCCCTCGAACGAAACTTGGATTCTATGATCCAGTCCAGTTCGTCTTGGTCGAGTGGAGATTGGTTCGATTGCAGTATTTGCGGGAGAATCTTAGCGACGCCCTCCACGGGGTCGTCGTCCTCAAGCAACGCCTTAACCAGTTGCTGAGACAGGTCATTGTACGCGTCCTCGGATAGCGCACCGGCCTTGTGTTGCTTCTCCATCTTCTGCAACCCTGCGAGGGCTGCCTGCTCCTGTTGAGTAAGCGCCTCGCCCCGAGCGGTTAAATCCCGCTCGCGTTCCTCCAACTCCCTCTGCTTGAGCGTCGCCTGTTCGAGCCGTTTGTCCGCTGCAGCGCCTTTCTGGTAGCCGCGGGTTACCCGGTCAAAGCTCTCTTCCACCTCCGCCCCGTCGATCTTGAGCCGCATTTTTGCGGTTTTAGGCACCTGGTACTCATTGCCCTCATCGTCGGTCAGGGTGATCATCTGCGCGCCCTGTTCCCCTGGGTCTTGGGTTTCACCATCCCCGCTCTCGGGTTTGGTGTCGTCATCCCCGCCGTCATCAGGCGAGGGGGTAATGGGTTCTTCCGGCGTTTGGTCAACCGGCGCACTCGCCGCTTCGGGATCGTCCGTTCTTTCCGCTTCCCGGGCCGCTACGAGCGCCTCATAATCCTGATCTCTCTTAGACTTCTGTACGCCCTCATGGGTAGCACTATCGTCTGACATAAAAACTCCTTATCTCTTTGATTTTGGGTATAAAAAAGCCGCTTACGGCTTCCCGCAAACGGCTATGGCTGCAATTTGGTTGTAATGGTTTTTACTGCTTCGTTATCTCCTCAACAGGTTCCTTGACCAACTCAACACCCTTTATTTCATACTCTACCTGTAGCACGCCGTCTTTCGTCACCACCCACTTTTCAACTACGCTCTTTGTCGTTAACATTATTCAAATCCCTCCTGTTTAAGCCTCAACTCCGCTTCCGCCTTCCCCGCTATGGCCTCCTGGACCCAAAGCCGGAAAAAATGCGGCACTTCAAGCAAAGATTGGAGCTTTCGGATTTTGTCAATTTCGCTTGCCGGCGTGACTCGGAACATCTCCATCAACTGGCGTTCATAACGATCAAGCTTGCCCTTGAGGTATTCACCTACCGGCCCATTCCAGACCTGCTCCATCTCACATCCGATGTCGTACTGATCATGGATCGCCTCAAGTTCCCCGTTCTCGGAGTTCCCCGTCATATCCCCTGCCTCCCGCTGTCAGCCTTAAACGCCAGTTCGTTCTGGTCATTCGCCGCTTTCAAGGCTGCGATTTCCCGTTGTGTCTGCAGTTTCTCCCGCTCAATCGCCGCCTTTTCCTCGCTTATGCCATCGCCGTCTGACAGCTTGGCGTAGCCGAGTTCGGTATCCGCTGCGATTTTTTCACGTTTCACCTGGGCATCAAGCAGGGCTTTTGATTCCTCCAGTTTGAGTTTCATCTGCTCGATCTGCAGTCTCCCCTGCTCGATCTGGAGTTTCATCTCGGTCATCTGGGCTTCAGCGCTCCCGCCCGCGGCGGGATTCCCCTGCTGGATAAACCTGTCGCCGTCCCTGTAGCCAGCCGCACCAAAGACCTCCTTGATAATCTCATCATCGTTCAATCTTTGGATAATCCGTGGGCTCACTTTCGCCAAAGTATCCGCCGCCACCAGGAGCCGGACTAACCGTTTCTGCGGGTCCGTTGACCCAAACCCGACATTGACTCTCACATCCACCCGAGCCCCCGAGAGTTCCGCCCCGTCACGCACGAACATCCGCCGGACATTCTCAGCCTCGTTTGCCTGCTCAAGCTCAATCAACTGCTGGATAACCGGCTCACACCATGTTTCGACAAATGTCCGGATGATATACTCGGTTGTCGCATTGGCACTTGCCGACATGAGATTCATCCCGCCCACGGTTTCGTTTAACGCCCGGTTGGTCTGGACACTCCCCCCGGCAAACGTTCCTGTCAAGTCGTCAAAGTCGGCGTTTAGCCGGTCCTGCTCATGGTACGCCGATGCTGTAACATCCCGGTGCTGTTGCCATTGGACGGCATTAACATCGTCTGTCATCACGATGCCGCCCGGGACATTGTGACGGAGAGCCATCAAATCGACGTTGCGGTTACGGGCTACGACATATCGCCCGTTGAGCATCAAATTGACATTATCCCGGCGCTGGTTTTCCATGTCATTTGCCGACGCCTGGAGGTCCTGCCCCATCTGTACGATGCTCGCCGGAATTGTCTGATGGGCCTCAATCGTGCATACCCCTATCCGATACGGACGGCCTGCAGGGTAGTCCCTCGACCCCTTGACCGGTTGCGGGTCCGACAAAAGTTTCTCCGTCCCGAGCGTGTAGAAAAACACATCCTCGCCATCATCCAGGCGCATGAAATTTAGATGCACCCAAACAATGTCAAAGTCCTTTACCGATTGCTCTTTCGTGTATTTGTCCGTCTGCCCGCCGGACCGCGCGCTACGCGTTGATGCCCCGTCGGTGCTGTTGTCAGATTTACGGCTCGCCGCGATTTCCTCTTTGCTGTACTGATACCAGTACGGCTCCCCTGTCTCCGGGTCGGTAAGATCCATGTACTGCAGGACATCCACGACAAACATCGGGATAAGTTCGATGAAATACGGGCTGCTGTTTACCGGGTCGGTCCAATCTGCCGCGGGGTCAAACCTGGCGTTCTCAATTTCAAGGAGCCTGATCTTGGGTTCATTTTTGATTGTCTCAGTCATCGGGAGCATTACAGGCCCGCCGGTGGCATCGTCTATCATCGGTTGCCCGCCGTAAACCTGTGGGGCAAACCCCGTGACGCGCTCCTCCCGGTCCCATTCCTGCTTAGAAATAACGGCCCCGTAAATCTGTGCCTCCTGGAAAGCGCCTGTCGCGATACGAAACCACGGGATGGTCTTTTGCAGCCTGTAATTGGCGATTGCCTGCCAGATCTCAGCTTCGGCCGCTGCTTGTGGGTCATTGGGGTCATGCGCCTCAACCGCCACCACATCGTCTGTCGAAAACATGGCGGAAGCAAAAGCCGCCTCATTTTTAAAAACCGCCGTCCTGGTTTTGGGCCGGAACAGCTTGCTCCGAGACTTGTATTTATCGGTGTAGTATTTGCTCCCCGGGGGATGCTTCGACCGAAAATTGCAAACGTTACGCTCCCATTGCTCCCGGTAATTGGCATCCAGGTAGGTCGTGGATGCGTTGAACGCCTCTTTTGCGGTTCTCAGCCAGTCCTCGCCGGTATCGGGAGCTTCGGTTGTTTCGCCCTCCAATGGGGCCGTCTTATCAATATCCGTCATATCAGCACCAAATTTCCCCGTGGGTCGGATTTTGCGGAAAACACATCATCCACACGGCATTTCTCCGGCATACGGAATCGCCTCAATAGCTCCGCGCCATATCTCCTGACTACCCGGCCATCATTATCAAGACGACGCACAAGCTCTTTAAACCCGTAACTTCCGTGGAGCGCCTCATTGAGACATTGAAGCATGCCATCGCCTACCTGCACTTTCCACGGATAGCCCGGGAAATCTTTTAGAAGCCACCCCACCTGCTCGGCCGCAAGCGATAAATCGGGGAGGTTCGGCCCGTACGCCGGCACATACCCGTAAAGCCGCGCCATCCTCTGCTGTTCCTCGATCACTCGCAAATCATCGACATGGAGCAATTCTTTGAGCTTCTCCCGGTATGTACTCACTCGTCGTCCTCCGCCCAGGCGTATGGGTTCGTGACAGAGCTGTAAAATTTACGGCCGTTTGAGAATTGATACGCCACCCGGGGTTCATCCCGCTCCGGGTCCAGGGCTTTTACCAGGGCCGCCATATCGGTTTCGCCTGCAGCATCATCAAGCATTGCCTATCTCATCCTTGTACACTAAGAGTTTCATGCGATATTCGAGGATCACGTTGTTGACCGCGTTCGCCGCACGGTGTAGTTCGTCCGCGTCGGCTTCCGTCCACTTCTTGCCATCCTTCGGCTTCCATGGCGCCGCGGGAATTGCGGAGACATGCGCGAGCCTGAAATCTACCCCAAGCCGAAAGCCAAGCGGCATCTGCACAAGTTCCCGGTCCACGCTGTCTGTGCTGATCTGCGAGAGCAGCGACAGCGTATCCGGGGTAATCGCCCGGATATAACTCGGATCGTTCGTAAAAAAATCATGGTTCGGGTGATAGGTCGTGATGTTAATTTCTGCCTTATGCCTGCAGACTCGGTAAAGTTCGGTGATGATCTTGCACCATGCCGGGAACGTTGCGCCCAAACACGGAAGCGAGTAATCGAATCTCACCTCATCGACGGTCGATGTCTCCCATGGCCACGGCACTTGCTCCAGATCAACGCACTTATCGCACGGCCCCCAACGGTCGATATTAAGATAACCGGGCAATAAATGTGTTCCACAACCTAAATTTAACCGCATTTAACCCCCTTTAACTTTAAAAAGGCTTCCAAATTTGGCCGACATTGCGTTTTCTCGGCATGGGCCATGTCCTAGTATGCAGGCTCCGCGTCGGGTTGAAGTTCTTCGCCATACTCCTCGCTCGCCGGGAAGGTCGCATTAAGATCCGGGTCCTGAATCCGGGCCAACGCATCCATGCCGTCATCATGGACCGGCACCGGGAAGGGGATGTATTCCTCCCGCACGAGGTCTTTGATCATGTCCCTCACTTCCCCCTCAGTCGTCACCTTGTGGAGCGCTGTGGGGAAATACATGCGGCCTGCCGCGAAAACAGGGACGAGGCCCCGAATCCTGTCGTACTTTCCGACCTGTCCGCCCATCTCGACGATGTGGAAGCGGTAGTTGATCCGCTTCATCTCCCCTTCGATGTGCTGAATATCCGCGTCCTTCCCGTATTTCTCATAACCGACGCCGATGGGCCTGTATTTCCGGTGGAGATCGAATAGGGCCTTTGTCCGCTCGGCCAGGTTCAGCCGGTCCCGTATCCCATCAATGAGGTAGTAATTGAGGTCCGGGCCGAGGCCCACAACCCACATGACCGTGTAATCTGACTTCTTCCGTTTTTCATTCGCCGGATCAACGACGATGTAGCGGTTGAGGTTAAATAAATTCTTCGGCTCCCAGTATCGGAGCCACGCTTCCTGAAAGCCCTGGTTCCCTGCAGCAATCGGATTTAAAAGGAGCTGGCAGGAGAAAACATACGGGCCCTGGTCTTTGTACTTCTGCGCGAGTTCATCGCGGGTCAGCAGGACCGGCTCGCCATCTACCGTGCCATCAACCGTAGCCGGGTGGAGACGAGGCTTAAAACTCTGTCGCTCCAGTATCTCTCGGTATGTGTCGTTGTAATGATACCTGGTGCCAATCATCCGGCGCCGGCCACCCATTTGCCCCAAGTTGTAGGACAGCGCCAGCGCGTTCGTGGTTTTTTCGATCTGTTCCGGGGTGCCCACGCTGTTAAGCGTTACAACATCATCATAGACCAGAATCGAAAAATGGCGGCCTGTTGGCTGCCCGTCTACGAGACCGTGAGCCTCGACGGTGCTTTCCGGGGGATTGCTTTTGCGCTGTACGATGATTCCGTCATCAAGGCTCCAACGAGGGCTTTCGCCTTTCGGATTTTTGTAAAGAACATCCGGGAACAGCTCTTTCAGGGCTTCGTTCGCCTCGAATTCGCGTTTGATCTTCGCGAGGAAACTTTTTGCAACCGGCCGCGTGTGCGAAAAAATGCCGATGGTGACCTCATCCCCCTTAGCGTGCGTCCCGTGCGTCCGCAGGATGTCTTGTATCGTCAAACCTACTGTTATGATTGAGCTTTTTCCATGCTCCCTCGCCCATAAATCTATGTACCCATCCGGCCCCTCGGCTACCTCCCGGCACCTGTCAAACAGCCAGGGGTGCTCGGCTCCCTCCCACCCGAGGATGTATCGCTCCAAATAGTATAAATCGTGCCGACACAGCCACCGGAGGCCAATCACCCTGTCCTTGCTACTGGCAAGCGCCGCAAGCATGTCCGGATACAAATCCGGGCGATCAGGGAGGCTGATATCAATCATTTTTGCCTAACGCCTTGGCAATCGCAGCAGAGACTGGCTCGCTGCCGTCGCCCTCGATCTTAAATCCACCGGATACGTTGCTATCCACTTTGTCATGATACCCGTGTTTCCCTAAGACCAATTTAGCTATATTTGAGTTCCAATGGCCTTGCATGGCTCTTTCAATGATTTTGCACTCCTGGAGACTGTTAGCAAGGTCTAATATGTGTCGGAATGCCTGATGCTTTTCCCCCCAGACATAGAGCGTTTTCCTACCAATCCCCAGTTCGATCGACAGTCGCAGGATGCTCGGCAGTCCGTCAGGATCTTCCCACAGTCTCGTCAGGATCTTCTCAGCTTTCGCCTGCATCGCAGCGTTATACTTTGTGGGCGCACCAACGGCTTTTTTAGGCTTTTCAGCTTTGTTTTTACTCTTACTTGTTTTTTTTACTGTTTTCGCTTTCGCCATTGTCTCACTCTTTCAAGCCCACGTTTTTACACATAAATTCGATTACACCCAAGTTTCGCAAGGGTTAATAAAACACCTATACGATGTTTAGCGAGTAGCATCTCGCTGACATTCGCCCTCAGCAGAGGCATGGGGGCTGACGGTGATCGGATACCCTGTCGCCGTTTCGGGCCGTTGTCGATCCAGTCAATGATTCGATCCTCGATCAAATTCGCCTGTCGGATGCTGTTGCTGCCGTGTCGTGCCATCGTGTGTCTCCTCAGAACACATCGTTGAGCCCGTACCGATAGAATCTATCCCGGGCCTGTTTGAGCCTTATCGTCAGTCCGCGACTTGTTACGCCAGCCATGTAATCAGCCAGCGGTTTATCGTCGCCCTTGAAGCATACGAACATGAAAGCGCAGAAGAGTAGTTTTGTGTGATCCGGGAGGCATGAGGTATGAGCGGGGATCCTGACACCATCGCGTAGTCGATACCAAAGCTCGATGGCGCTCAGAAAAACGCCGTCTTTGTATGGGTCCGTGCTACGACGATGATGGCGACTGTAGTCTTTCAATCCCGCTCCCGGTTGAGTCGGTAATTTTACTATATAGGGTATCATGCTTTTTTTATATGTCAATCCAGGCACTTACCGCACCGAGATACCCCTGGCGACAGCACCGAGTACGCAGATAGACTTTTCTTCATCTGCACAAAGATTTTTTTAAGAAATTCCAAAAATGGAGCAATACGCAAATAAATCGACATCCGTTTCGAACTTTTTTGCCTCAGCACTCTAATCGGTTTTAATCGCCCTCAATCGCCGAATACCGGGATATTTGTAGTTGACAGCTTTGTTACATTGATGTAGTCTGTAATCAAGATTGACACAGAAACCAAGGAGACTACCATGAAATACAAAATGATCAGATGCGAACAACAAAAAGCCCGATGCACCGACCCAATCAAGGGCCGTCTCTACTGTCCGTGTGGCTGTCAAGCCCCGCACGACGATGATCCTCAACCAAACTTTTCCGACGTTTGTATCTCTGGCAAAGCCAACCATGGATATGCTGATTATGTCTTAACCCGTAACGGTCAGCCGGTCGGAGAACTTAACACTCAATATTCCGCTCTTTTTCTCGACGATGTTGAGTATCTTGGTTGCTCTGGTGATGATATCCAATACCTGGTAAACCAGGCTCGCAACACCCCAAGCCCTAAAACGGAAAACACCCAATCTGGTGACACGCTGGAAGAAACCGCCGCAGCGGTGCGGTTGATGGATCGAGTTGACGAAATTGAAGAAAATGAACGCAACAAACATCACCCAGGATGGTGCACAAAATGCCACAGCTACTGCTACGGCGATTGCACCGCATCACAGGAGGTCTAAAATGGCAACAACCCAATGGCAGTCAATCGGAATTTACGAACACCCAGTAAAACATCAAGCTGGAACTTATGGGCGCGTGGTGTTATCCAGCGCCGGTGTCTATGCTCTCCGGGTTGGCGGCTCAATTATGAGTTGCCCCCAAGATTGGGCAGCTAAAGTCCACAAGGATGAACAGGATGAAAATGAAATATCCATCAATATCCGAAATTTCCCCGAATCAGTCCGTCGTAAACTCAAAGCCCGAGCTGCCGAAGAAGGGAAACCGATGCAAGACCTTATCCTTAAACTTATAACGCGCTACGTCAGTATGTAGCGCAGACAGAAAAGGAGGAAGCTATGTTATTATATCGGGTAGAATCGCTAGGTAAATCGTTTAAGACCTTGGATGCGGCCATTGAAGCCGCAAAAATAGAGGCGGCGGAATACACCGCCGGAACCTCGGTTGACATTACCGGCCCCCGTCCGGCTGAAACCGCGGCGGAGAAGGCCGCAATCCCCATCTTAGGAGAAAGAGTTTGCCTCGCCTCGGTCGACCACCGGGGCAGAGTCACCCGTCGTATGCGTAAAGGCGGGTATGTCCCTGAGAGATAACCCACAACCCCGCTACCGAGGAAGGATGCACGACATGAAAAAATTATTTAAGTGCGAACTCATAAACGGTGATGTTGTTGAAGAGCGCCTTTTCCGTGAGGGTGGCTCCCCTGAATCGGTCTTAGATGACCTCAACATGTTTCAATGGCCGAA